TGTCCAGCTTGCAGCGTTCTTTGCAAGCGTTGTCCAGCCTGTGCCGCAGCTCATGGGTTGAGCCGTTCGTCAGCCGCAACAATCGCCGCCGTATCGGATTCGATGGCGTCGAGAATGGCGGTAAATTCCTCAACCGTAGGGTCGCGGCCTTCCGCTTGCATGTCGCGGATCTGTTGGCGCAGGGCGACAATCCGTTCGTATGTCAGCGAACCCGCAACCGCGAGGTCAAGGATCTTCATGATGACTGCGATAGCTTCAATCATTTGCCTGCCCCTCTAAGAGTGCCGAGAACGGTAGCGGTGATGTTGCGCAAGGCGTTTGCCGCCCCCGCCGGATCGCGGAAGTTCCAGCTTGTGCAATCGACGCCCTTTTCGCGGGCGTTGAACTCGACCTTGCAGGCGACATAAGCGCGCCCGAAGGCAACCACACCCTTGGCTTGCGGGCTATCGACAATCGTGCGGCCCCTGTGGACAATCTTGGGGTCAGCCGTTGGGCTTTGCGCGTATTCCGCGAAGGATTTGACCGCCGAGCCGTATGACCCATATGCGAGATACAAAGACTGCCCGACCGTCATTTTCGGGCCGGTTGCGCAAGCCGAAAGGGCTAGTGCGAGAAGGATGGCGCGTTTCATTGTTTTGCCGCCTTGATTGCCTTCAGGCTCTTGATTTGCCCGATGATGAATGGCCCGCCGATGACAATCACCGCCACCAGCATGGAGAGCGTGTCCGCCGCGAGATAGCCCTTGCCGACCGCCCACCCGCCGACCGCAAGGGCAAGCTGCCGAAGGGTCATCGTGGTATGGTCAAGCGCGTTGGGGTGTTGCGTGTTTTCGTCCATTAGGGATACTCCTTCCAAGATTGACTTGACGGGCCTTATCGTTTAACTGTTATATATGATTGAGACATGGCTTCCCGTAGCAAATTACGAGGGTTTATATGAGGTTAGCGACTACGGCAGGGTAAGGTCGCTCGACCGTCTTGCCCGAAATACCAAATCTAGTTGCAGGATGATCAAAGGGCAGATCATAACCCCTTACGAACGCGAGAACGGCTACCAAACTGTCAAGCTCGCCAAGGCCAGAAAAAAGACGAACCATTATGTTCATCGTCTTGTCGCAGCGGCGTTTCACCCAAACAAAAAAGCCGAAAAGGAAGTCCTCCATCGAGACGGGGACAAAAGAAACAACATCTCCAGCAATTTAAGTTGGGGAAGCCGTTTGGATAATATGACGGACAGAACCCGACTAAACGAACACGCGAATGGTGAGCGCCACGGAATGGCGAAGCTTAACGAGGCCAGTGTAAAAGCAATTTTCGATGACCCTAGGTGGCACAAATTTATTGCGGCAGATTATGGCGTTTCCACGTCACTCGTAGGCTTAATAAAAAGCAAACGCATTTGGAAACACATTCACGGATAGAGGGCCGAGGGCAGCTCAAAATGTGGCCCATCGGGGAAGGTCTTGCTCAAAACCTTGGCCGTAATTTCGGGAGTGTCGGCAAGCTGCTTCCATGTGCCGCCCCAACGAATGGGCACATTTTCAGCCGCCGCCGCCGCTTTCACGACAGCCGCCAATTTCAGATAGAGAGGCCAATCCCATCGCACCTCACCCGCGACCAGCACGCCCAGGTCAACCGCATGGCCGTCCAGATGGCGCGACTTCATGGTTGTTGTGGCATGGTGTGCGAGCAATTCGCGTTGCCGCTCAATGGTCCGCAGCCCCTCAAGCACGGTAAAATCAATGTCCGATATTGCCGCCGCCTTGTGAACGACGCGTGCCAAATCCGCATGAACACCCATAAGGCGCTGCAAGGAACGACTCCCCAAAACAATGCTCATTCAACACCTCCGAACCCCATGCGCTTGGCCAACCAGTCCAGGAACTGCGTTCCCGTCCAACCGACTGCCAAACATGCGGGCATGGTAAACCAGATATTCCCGCCGACTTGCGATGCGATGATGACGCCAAACACGAATTGCGCGGCGAAAATCATGACGCGGAGCTTCCGTTCGCGCACAATCTTTTCGCGGTCATGTCCGTTGTGATGCTCAATAATCGCCATCGACGCCATGCTGCCCGAAAGCAGCGACATGAATATCGCCGTCAGCAAGACGCCCCATTCATTTGCGGACAGGTTCGCCATCTGCCCTAAAACGGCGGTTGACCCTCCGAAGAACGCAAACCCCGCGCCCTTTGAAGCCGCTGTCACACTCACCGAGCCGCCTCGATCACGAACGAAAGTATGAACAGACATGTGATTGACGCCCCCATGAAATGTTTTTTTGGAGCGAAATAAAGAAGCCGCCAGACAAGTAGCGTCTCAATGCAGACAAGAGACATGAACGCGCCATAAATTGTCCATGGCGTAGGGTGCATCCATGTCACTATGCGGTCCAGTGTGGCCAGCAACAGCGCAAACAGGGCAACAAGCGCCATAAGCACCGAACCGGCCCTCACGAGCCATTCCGGGGTTGTATGGACCCTATATATGGCCGCATCCGTATCGCCGCCCGTGATGTAGATACGGAATAATTCGCCACACCATGCCACGTTGCGGATGATGAGAAGCATCGCCGTCAAAACGCAAAAATTGCGTAGGATTATATACGATACTTCAACAGTCATCAGCGAGGGTCAATCGGATGCTTGACGCATTCGGCTTTCGGGCAAGGATCCTGCCCATTGCCCGTGACGACAACGGGTTCCTGATAGCCGGTCGTCGCGCAAGCGGTGAGCGTAAGAGCAAGAATTGCAGTCAATAGCTTTTGCACTGTTTCCTCCTATGTGTAAGCGTAAGTAACCCGACCGGCAGCACCCGCAGCGCCCGCGCCGCTTGATGCACCGTTGCCTCCCGCGCCGCCGCCACCTGGAACCGAACCAGCCGATGACCCCGTTGTGTCCGCCCCACCATTCGGTGCGCCGCGTCCTGTGCGTGTAACCCCGCCGCCGCCGTTGCCGTTCGTGTTTGTTGTGCCGCCTGATGCCGTGCCGCCCGCGCCTTGCTGGCCCGTTGTGGAGCCGCTAGCGCCCTTCAGACCGCCGCCCGCCGAGAAGGCCACCGCAGTGCCGAATGTTCCATGCGCGACCGTGGTTGTTCCACCGTCTGTTCCAACACCGCCGCCCGCTGCTCCAGCCGTTCCCCCAGCCCCTACGGTGTAGGTAAAAGTCTTGCCCCAATCGGATGGCGTGAGTGTGAACGTCTTTGTGACATACGCACCCGAACCGCCACCGCCACCGGGGAAATTGGCATTGTCACCACCTGCCCCGCCGCCACCGGCACCCCATGCCGTCAAGACAAGTTGGAGCGCACCATTCGGGATTGTTTCGCTCGCCGCCGCGCCGGTGTCATATGTGCGCGTGACGGGCGAAAAGGCACCGCTCAAAATTCCAGCGCCACCCAACCCCGGCAGCATTACTTGACATCCTTTGTCAGTGATACTTCGATGAAGGTTGACGTGTGGACAATATACTTCAGGACGTCGATTGATCCTGCCGCCGTCGAAAGAGCCCCCAACCCAGCGCCGCCCGCCGTTTTCCAGTTCGCAGCAAGGGCCAGAGTGCGGCTTCCCGTGCCGTCTTGAATAACCCGAATGAACCCGCTTTGCCCCGGCTTTGCGTTCGTTGGTGTGCCAAGCGTTCTGTTGCCGCCGAGTGTGACAGTGGCATTGAGGAAAGTATTCATGTCAACCACAATGGTTGCCGCATCTGTCAGTGTTACCAACTGCGCCGCAGCCCACACGTTGGCCGCTGACAATGCCTTGCTTGCTGTTGCAGCCCGATATTCCGCCGCTGTGGCCTCTGCTAATGCAGCGATTGTGCCAAGAACACCAATCGACCCAACCAGTGTCTTGAGGTCAGCCATGATCTGCCGGATGGCGTCATTGATGTTTGCGCGCGGGCAGTTTTCCCCGATATTGATGCCCGCAATCGCGGTGTTCGATCCTGCGGTTGCGCTGTAGTCGGTAACGGCCATGTGCAGTCCTTTTGACGCAAAAAACCCCGCGCGAGGCAGGGTGTTGGTGTTGGCGGAGAGTTGTGGTATTTAGGTCAGATGGAACCTTGGATTGCAGCAATTCTCATCAAGAGTTTTATCGTCGGCATAATCGGAGCGGTTATTGCATCTCGCTTGTAGCGCCTGCGCCTACTGCTCCGCCCGTAACGCCGCCAAAGATGCCCCGACGACGCTTCGCAGCCTTGCCGAATACGTTTGCGCGTCTGGCGTTCTTTGTCAGTTCCTGAAACGCTGCGGCTGACGTTGCCGCGTCTGGGCTGAACAGAAGCGGGGCGAGTGCTTCCGCTTTCTTCTTACCAATGCCCAACTTCATAGCATCCTTGGTAAACCCGCCTAGAAGCCGTGTCCCCGTTGCAATAGGAGGCGCACCTGCGAGCATGGCCGAAGCACCGTCGATTGCGAGTGTAGCCCCCAGAGGCACGTCAAAAGCCTCGTCTGCCCTTTGGTTGAGTGCTGTCGGGCTACCCCCAAGGATCTGATTGCGTGATTGTGCCATCTGGCGCTCAAGATCGGCTTGCTGGATAAACCGCGCGGCGTTTTCTGGGAACAATACAGAAAGCCGCTTTTGGGCCTCTGGTGAACCCGCAACAACGTCATAAGGATTCGCGGAATAGCGCGCCCTGTTTGCCTGCTCCGAAATGCCAGAAAGTTGGCCGAGACGGTATTGGCCCTGTCGTGTCTCAGGCATGTTCTTGAGCGTGTAGGCAACCGATTCCGCAGGCTTGTTGATGTCAGCCTTGCCCATTGTCAGAGCTTGGCGTTCACCGGCTGGCCCTGCATATTCAGCGCGGGCTTGCCCATAAGCAGGGTTAACCTCGTCGATCCTGCCACGCAAGTCACTTGCGAGACTGGCCGCGCTGGATTGTTCCGCATTGGGCTGGAACGTGCCGAACGGGGTGCGCCCCTCATTGGCGATGTCATCAAAGCCCTTCTTGACGTAATCCAGTGTCTCGAATGATGGCACGCGGGTTAGAACAGGCTCGCCAGCGTCGTTCAAGTCAATGCCAAGCGCGGTCGGGTCCTTGCGGTCATTGAGCATCTGAGTGCGGGCGCGAGCAAGGGCTTGTTTGCCCGCTGGCGTTCCGAGAATGTCACCCGTTTCAACCGATGAAGCTCCAGGCGCAGAGAATGCCTCTTGATAGAGCGGCGCACTGTTGGTTTGTGCTTGTTTCAGAAGCGCATCACTACGTTCAAGAACGTTCGTCGGGTCGCCAAAGTCACGGCTCAAAGCGCCTTGCAAGCGGTCGATCTGCCCAAGCGCACGAGGCTCCATGACGTTTCGTGCGGTATCGCGGGCGACTGGTGAACGACGAGCCGTCGCACCCGCCAGCGAACGAAGCCCCTCGGTCGTGTCCGCAAGTGTCATCGGCAGGCCAAGCGTGGACGCATTGCCGAGCATGTTCGTAACCGCGCGGCCTTGGTCGCCTACCGTGTTGATAATTGTGCGTTCAGCGCCGGAAAGGTTGGGGGCAACAGGCAACGGCTGCTTGCCGAACGCCTGAAGCGCCATGTTGACGGGCTTGCGGCTCAAAGCCTCAATGGCAGGTGCGGCAATGTAACCACCAGCGGCATCTCCGACCGCTCCAGCGCCGAAACCGATTGCAGCACCCGCTAGGCGGTTTTCAGGGTTTTGCGCCGCGCCGAATAGTGTTGAGTTGGTCAGATTGGCAAGCGTCAACGCCTTGGGTGCGGATAGGCCAGCCATCGACAAGCCTTTGCCAGCGCCAAGTGTTCCCGCAACGCCGCCGAACACATCACCGGCAAGCGCAGACTTGGGGTTGAGCGTCGAAAGTTCGCGCAAACCATCTGACACCGGCTGACCGCCGATCAATTCTGGAATGCCACCCGCCATTGCGTTTGCTGACCGGAGTGTCCGTGTTCCCCAAGGTGTCATCGCAAGTTGGTTATAACCCTGTTGCAACGCGCCGATGTCTTGCTTCTGCGGGGCAATAGGCCCGATTGTTCCCGTCTGGTTGAATTGCTTGATGTAGGCGTTCAGGCTTTCGGGTGTGCCGCCGGGATAGTTGTTGCGCTTGGCAAGGTCATTATAGAATGCGGCGAAGTCTTGGCTGTCCACCTGCTGCCCGCGACGCGCACGCAAATAACCTTCTAGGCCAGCAGAGAGAGCGGGAGGGACAGGAATTGACTCTTGCCCACCTTTCGCAATTTCAGTCTGTGTGGTGCCCATAGCTGTGCCACGCGCCTGCGGGGACAGTTGGGGCGTCTGTTCTCCGTTGACTGGTGTTACAACGCCGTTCGCGTCAGGGATGCCGCCGAGCATTGTGATAGAACGATGGCGTGCAGTCTGCGCCAAATCCTTCAAGCGCCGAATCTTGTCTTGGATGACTGCATCGCGGTCATCTGACTGCGGCAGATACGGGCCAACAGCCATTTGCGCCTCTTGGACGCTGTTTAGCTGGCCTCCCGTAAATCCAAGCGCCTGCCCGACAATGCCCCGCGCAGCGTTGCCCGCGTTGTCGAATTGCTGGTTTTCCGTAAATGGCAGATAGTCCGCCAGACCTTGCACGCCTGAAGTAGAACCAGGACCGGCCTTGTATAAAGCCTCAAGGTCCTTAATCACACCCTCAAGTTGTGCCGCAGATGTGTAGCCAGCAACAGCGTTCGCGCGCTCGGTCGGGGAAAGGTTATTCTTTTGTGATGCCATCCGCTTTTCAAAGTCGAACCGTTCACGAGCCAGCGCGATCTGGTTTGCAGCGTTGGCGTTGGCAACTTCAGCTTGATGGGCTGCGCGATTGGCCTGCTCGCGTTGAATATTCTGGTCCTCGACCTTGAACGGGTCTGGGCCGGATGTTCCGCCCTGCTGGCCTGCGTATTTTTCCCAAGGACCTGCCATTATCTCAAACCCTTCGTGCCATTGCGGCCAAAATAAGGAACCTTGCCGTATCCCGGCAGCGTAACGTGATTGTGGTCACCTTCCGGCAATATCCGCGCGTTAGGCCCAAAATAGGCCCGCAACTGTTCAGGCGTTGCCCCTACATAATCCGCCGCGTCCCCGGTCAGGTGGTGACTGTTTTTGACACCCCCAACGAGTGCATTGCCTTCCGGTGTTCTGCGTCCGCTTGTCATGCGTCCCGGCGCTTGCCTAGGGTCAGGGAAACGGACGCGGGGCTGGCGACCCCGCACCTCCCACTGGCTCCCAGCTTGACGGGTCCGCAGGGTTGCCGCCCTTGAAGCGGTGACCTTGTTCGATTGTGCCAACAGGCGGGACATTCACAGGACTTTGAACGGGGTTGTAAAGCCGCTGCGAGCCATCGGCCATTGTCTGCACAATAGGCTTCATCTGGTGATAGAGCGCGCGGTCTTCAGGTGAGAGCGTCTTATACCAAGTTAGATCGTTTACGGTGTCGTTGTTCGCTGCCTTGGGGTGTGCGGCCTCATATTCATGCTGCTTCACGAACTTGGCCCAATCCTGAGCACTGCGGCGCTGGTATAGCTCGTCTTCGTAGTCTTGCTGCTGCCGTTGCTGCATGGCCGACATGAACGGTGTGCCCAAGCCCGCGTTCTGGGTGAGTGCGTCGCCAATGCTTCCGGCAATCAGGCGACCGATTCCGCCCTGTCCGAAGAACGAACGCTTGGGCTGTGGAATGTCTGGCGTCTGGATGTTAGGCATGGCCCCCATTGGCGTGATAGGTGCCGCGTCCGCAAAGGCCAGCGGAACAGCGGGTGCGCCGTCATACGGGCGCAGTTTAGGCTTGCCGAAAATGCCCATATCAGCCCCCCATGCCCCCACCGGAGGCCCAACCCGCCAGCACGTTTCCAGCCAAGCCGCCGAGCATCTGGCCAAGCCCGCCCGATTGCTTCGTGGTCTGCGTGCCGTAGCCGTTCGACGCTTGACGAACGTTGCCATTGAGTGCGCCGACGCCGATCCAAGGCAGTTCAGCCGCGTTGTTGAGCAAGCCCTGCGAGCCGTTCATAAGGCCCTGTGCCTGTTCTACCGCTTGGTTCTGATAGCCGCGCTCTGTCGCGTAGTTGTTGAAGCGCATGTTATTCTCGGCATCTGCAAGCTGCTTGGCCAAGATGCCCGCGTGCATTCCCGACCCATAGCGGCCCGCAAGCTGGAATTGGCCGTTAACGCCATTCGTCACATTATCGCGGGTCTGGCCAATCATCCCGTCAAGATAGGGGTTGCCCTTCAGATACTTGCCCGCAAGCGTGTCGTTCACAAGACCTTGTGCGCCGACAATGCCCTGCTCTGAACCTGGAGCAAGACGGCCATAAGTATCCATCTGCATACCGGAATATTTGTTGAGCGAAGGCTGTTGCTGGTCGAACACCTGTGACGATTGCTCAAGGCCCTTCAGGATATACGGCTGTGCCGGTGCCCAAGGGTCATTCGTCGTCTTTGTCTTCTTGGAACTAAGCCCCATGTTACAGGCCCTTTCTCAACATTAATTGCGCCGGTTCGTATCCGGCATATTTCATCACCCGCGCCCATTCGGGTCGGCTTTCTATCTCGCCGTATATGCAGCCCTCATCGCGGCCCCATTGCTCTGCGAGGGGAATGAGTTTCGTAATACCCTCAAGGTCGCCCGCCGCAATCAATCCGTGGACAGCCTTTGCGCCGCTTGGGTATTCCTTGATGGTTGCAACGATTGCCGCCGTGTCGTTCCGCCAGAACCGCGCGCGACCGTCCAGTATTTCAAAGTCAAGCCAGCCCTCGGGATATAGCGCGCTGTCAATAACCTCGTCGAACGCGGGCTTATACATGAGATAACCAGCCCAATCGGGAACGATCATGGAATAGCCTCGCCAGCCCGTTTGCGCCGTCCGCCGCTCAGGATGTTGCCGCCCTTCGTGCCGCCCGTCTGTGCCGCGCCTGACGGGGTTGTAATCGCCCCGCCAACCGTCACCGTGCCCGCCGCCGATATGGTCTGTGTGACTGATAGCGCGGGCGTGGTAATCGCTTGGCTGTGGTAGTTCGGCAGCCCGAAAGTGGTTATCCCGTCGCCCCCGTGCGTTGTGCCGATCTTCTCGAACAGTTCCCGAAAGTCGATGATGTTGACCACCGCCCCGTCGCACAGCAGCAGCCCCGGCTCGGCGCTTTCCGTCGAATAGAAATGTATTTCACCAACCCGCCAGTGTCCCCCGTTCTGCGCGTTGAAGGCGTCCCGCGTGCGGCGGTTGAAGTCCTTTTGCGACTTGGCATAGGCGGGGAGCGCCGTGTCTTTCGTCGATCTCGGTGTGATGTAGGCGTAAAGGTTGGTTGTCACCGTCTTGGCAGTCGATAATCAATCGGAAGCACAAGGGTTGAATCCGGCTCCCGCATCCTGAAATAGTCAGCAAGCGTTGATGCGCCTTGCGTGTTCATGTTGAACGGAGACGCCCAGAAAACCCATTTGCCGTTCGGGTCTTGCTGCCATTGCCCGCCCGTATGCTGCGCGTTGCTGTATTGGCTGTCGTTTGAAAACGTCATGTGGTTGGGCAGCTTGTAAGTGTCGGGAAGGTGCCCATTCGGTGCCGGTGCAACACCCCCCGCCCATGCGCCTTGCAAGTCGTAGTCTTCTGCGTCCTGAAGGTTCTGCGGCAGTTGCCTGCGCCATTCCTCAAAAGGCTTGACGGCTTTGCGGTTTCCAAAAATACCCATCAGCGCCCCGCCCCCGCCTCGCCAATCAGTTCAAACCCCTTCGCGTAGTTCCAATTCGTGCCAGCCGCGATTGACCATGCGGGCTGCAAATACCGCCCTGAGACGCGGACAGGCATTTCTCCACTTGTGACCAGTGCCGAGGCGCTAACAGTGCTTGCCGCGTCTCCCAGGCGCTGTTTTGCCCCTATTGAGCATGACACGCCGCCCGTTGCGTCAATATCGGGACGCAGAAAGCGAATGTTTGCCCGTTTGCGCGGGAATATCTCCAGATCATTGCACGTGAACGTTGCCGCCATCGGGGTGCCGGAGAACGTGCCCATCGTAAACGAACTGCTGAACACGTAAAGTCTCGGATCGCCTCCCTTGAATGACGGGTCATCAAGCGACGGCAGTCCAGAAGCGTCCAAGTCGTCATCGGTCGCGCCGAATGTCGGGTCTTGGTCGTCAATCCCCAAGCCTTCCGTCACACCGGAAAAGATAATCGGCGCGGCATAGGTGATGGTTGTCCACTTCTGGAGAATCCAGTTGTAGCAGTAAATCTTGTCGCCCATCGACCACATCACGACGCGGTTCACGGGGTCAACAGCCGCCGACATGGAATCCCAATCGCCGCCGTCATAAAGCGAACCGAATGTGCGGTCGATAATCTCGTTGCCAATCGGAACAACTTCCGAGCCTGTCCACATCATGAACCCCTCGTCAGAGAGGAAGAAGCCCAAGATGCCCCATTGCGCAACACTGTGGACCGTCACACAGCCGATGTTGGTGGAGACTACGTTGAACTCGAAGATCGCATTGCCCGCAACGTAATCCATGCGGCGGATGCAGTCGCGTTGCAGGATGATGCCGAACTCGCCCGATAGAATGCCGTTGATGCGCCCGCCGTCGGGAAGGATCTGATAATCCGACTGCTTTTGCCCAAACGTCCAGTATTCAGCGTCGTTCGCGCCTGACCAGCCCATTTGATTGACATTGCCGTCCAGACAGGTGCCGACCAGAAAGTCCTTTACAACCGCGAGGCTTTCAAATGTCGGCGGTGAACCCGCAAGCGTGGATACCGCGAACGACGCAAGGTCGATCTTGACCATTGCCGACGTCGAATTGGTCGCAATCGCCAGCCCGCCGAACTGTGCGAACCGCCATCTTGCCCCACCGACCACCGAATAGCCCGACGCGATGCTTGTCCATGTCCCAGGCGCGGCCCTGTAGAGGTTCGTTTCCGTGCCCGCGATAATGCTTGACGAGCCATCAGGCGCAACAAATGCCGCCGCGCCCTTGGGTTCGGTCGGGAGCGCCCCGTATGTGCCCGCAAACTGCCCTACAGGCCTGTATCCGTCGGGAATGGCATAAACACCGTCAGCCGTTTGCAAAGTCTCGTCATTGAGCCTTGCGGGACGGTCTGGGGCGAGTGGCCCGAGCGGAAAATACATTTAGACCCAACCGCGAACCGGGTTGCGCAGACGAACGGGCGTCGCGCCGTAACGCTTGCGGCTGCCCGCCTGCATGATCTCGGCCAGAACCTCGTCGTGGGCCGCTTTCCAGACTTCAAGCCTTTTATCATTGAACAGATACGCCTCAGCCTGAAGCAATGAACCATAGAGATACAGGTCAGGGTGCGCGGTCAGCAGCCAGTTGGTTGCCTGCGACGCCCCCAAGGCGGGGATGGTCTGGTAGTAATCAATCGTGAACGTATATGTCCCGTCAGGCGCGGGGCCGAAATGCACCTCACCCCCGATAAGCGCGAACGCCTTTGGCTTGCCTGTCACCGCTGACGGATATGTGCGCAGCAGTTCGGCGGGCGTCAGTTGCTCAAGCGTAACAATCGGGTCGGCATCGAGATGGATAGTGCGGACCTGCCACAGATCGGCGGGCAAAGTGATATGCGCCTCAGCCGTTGCCGCTGACGTTCGCACTTCCCGTTCCGGCACGATCAGAACACGGTTCCACTTGCGCTCGGCAAATGCAATCAGTTCCGGTATCTTGGCGGTGAGGTCAGAACGGTTCAGCCACTCAGCGAGGCTTGTTTTCAACTCTGCCCAAGTCTGCGGGTCACTAGCCATGCTCTGCCCCTTCCAGACGCGGTTCGTTTACAGGCACGTAGTCCGCGCCCTCAAGTTCCTTGATCTTCTTGGCGTAACGCTCTTTCGCCTCTTCCGCCTTTTGCACCCATTGCTTCTCCTGAACGCAGGCGTGGGCATTGGTTACAATCGACTTCATGATATGGCCGACGTGCCAGCTCACACCGTGGTCGCAGTAGACCTTGATTCCGGCCTCGCGCAGCTTGTTGAAGAAATACACGTCCTCACCGATCATGCCCTTGAAGTTGTCGGTCGGCTGGAACATGAACAGCGGGAGAAACGTCTCCTTCCCCTGCGCCTCGGCATGGGCCTGAAGCACGTCGAAAACATCCATACGAATGAGGCAGAAGCCGAACCCTACATGGGTCACTTCCTCAATCAGTTCATCCTGACATTTCTCAAGCGTCGTATAGAGCAAATTCTTGTGGTCTTGCCCTTCGTCGTTCGTCACCATCTTGCAGGCGGTCGGGCCTGTCGGCTTCGAGCGGCGGGCGTAGTTTGTCCCAACCACTTGGACATTTCTTTGCCACAATTGCAGCAAGGCTTCCGGCGGGAATGTGTGGTCGGCATCGCACCACAGCATATAGTCCGCGCCCCAATTCAACGCCTCGGCAACCAGCCGGTGGCGGGATTCGGTCAACATGGATGACGCCACAAAGAACGTCTCCATTTCCTTTTCAAATTCCTCGCCCTTTTCGTTCGTCAGCTTGGCTTCGTAGAAATGCTTCTGCATCGCTACGAATGACTGCATGAACATCGCTTCAGGGTTACCGTAGCTTGGGATGCAAGCCGCAATCTTGAGAGTTGGCACCTATATCGTCCCTTCGGTTGTGCGATAACAGCGGTTGGCTGGGTCGTTCGCCCACTTCTTCCAAGCCGCCTCGTCGTGGAACCAGCCGTCAATCAACGCCTGGTCTAAAACTGTTTTTGGGATCACGGCGACGCGGGTGAAGTCCTTGCCGGGCTTCTGTTCCGAAAGGATCGCCGCATTGCGGATGATCTGGGAAACATCCTGTCGCGTTTCCATGTAGGTCTTGCCGTCCTCGGTGTGACGGATGACCTTGCGCCGCTCGTCAGGCAGCAAATCAAGAAGCGCGGATTTTGACATCTTGCCTCCAAAAAAAGGGGGCCAGCGCGAGCCAGCCCCCCGTTAGTTTGTCGTAAGGGGACGCTCTTACGAGGTCGTCAGATCGGCAATGAGTGCGTGTGCATCAGGGTGCCTCATCTCCAAAGTGTATTCACTTATGAGGTCACGAGTTACAGCGTCTCCGACCCTTCCAAGTTCCTGCGGCTCGAACATACGAAGCCCGGCAACCGCCACCTTCGTGGTGTCGATAACCCAAGCGTCGCGCTCGCGGCTTGTGCGGGACGGAACCACCTTCAGAACGCCGAAGTCGGAGCGATACATTTCCGCCGCCCCGTCGATGGTGCCCTGACCGACAACAAGCTGCGAAACGCTGCGACCCGTGAAGGTCGAGAAAATCTGCTTGTTGAAGGGGCCGACAATGACGAGGTTGGGTTCGCCGCCGTCGGTGTAGGCGTCAAGGATCGCGTCCTTGAGCATGGCTTCCGTCATCGTGCGATACGAACCGGCGGTGCCGTCAAGAGCCGCATAGGTGGCCCCCGTCGAGTCAGCCGCAGTCGTGCCGCGCGAGCCGTTGCCGCTAATCCACGAGTTGAACGAACGCAGGGTTCGCGCAGTCGTGGTGTTGCCCGCATTCTGGCCGGTGTTGCCGAGAAGGATAGCCTCCATGTCCTTGCGAAGCTCAAGGCTCTTCAGGGACATTTGATAGGCCATCATGTCATCGATGCCAGCGGGGTTAACGGCGCGTTCTGTGCCGGTAACTGTCGCATCCTTCGATGAGATTTGGCAGTAGTTCTGCTTGCGGGCAGGCGCCGTGGACGAGGCACGGGTCAGCGCGTCGCCTTCAAGGCGGGCGTTGGTCGTGTTGATCGAGCCAAGGGCCTGTGTGGACCATTCGTGAAGAACAGCCGTCGCCTTCGTGCGAGGAACTGCGGTCATGAATGGGGTATCGGAAGGCGAAATCTTGTAAACTTCGTTCGCAAGGTCTTCGCGGTTTGTGGTCACGTCATACGTGGCCATAGCGCCTGTAACTTTAGTCATTTAACTATCCTTGTTTCAAAAGGGCCTTGAAGATGGCGGCTCCCGATTGAACGGTGCCGTCGCGCGCCAATGTCTCGGACGCCTTCCTGACCTGCGAACTTCGTGTGGCGGAACGTGAGATGGCCGTTCCGGGTCGCACCGCAGGCGCTGGCTTCGGTGGCGGTGTTTCCGCTACCTTGCTCTTGGCCTTCATGATCTTGTCGTATTGGCTCGCTTTCCACGCGATATGCAGTTCAGCGGATGTAATCGAATTGACGTTTTCAGCCGCAAACGTGTCTGCAGGGACACCCATTTGAATGGCATATTGGACGATTTCGTTCAGGACCGGCCCCGCTTTTGCAGGATCGGTCAATTCCGGCACGTCCGCCAGGAATTTGGGCCTTGAAAACTCTTCGATTGCGGCAATTGCTTCCGCTTGCTGGCGATTGACTTCCTCGGCCTGCTGGGCGGCGATGGCTTGCCGCTGCTGCGTAAGGCTATTTACCAGCGATTACTGTTCTTCATACTGCGCGGCAGCCAGATCATAGGCTTCCCGGTTGTAGTTCCCCGTTCCTGCCCCATAAGCGCGGGGATCAGGCTTGACTGGCCTTACCAGTGACAACACAGTGTCAACGGCTTCGGCGTATGCGTCACGGTTGGCGTTTGCCTCCGCAAGTTCGGCCTGTATGGCGTTCTTTGCATTGGCGGCTTCTTGGAACTTCTGATTGACCGCGCGGTCACGTTCCCCCTCGCGTTCGGCAATAACTGCCTGCAACGTGGGCGGGATGGCGCTCCATTCGTCGGCCTTATCTTTGCTCCATGACGCGGGCATCTCGATCGGTTCCGGCTGGGCCTCCTCGGCTGCCTCGACTTCATCGCCTGTGTCCACGGCATCTTCCGGCTCCAGCACTTCGCCTTCGTCGGAAATCAGTTGTTCCGTTGTCTCCTGCTCCGGAACTGGCGATGCAAAACGCCCGACCTCGTCACGTTCAACGGACGGCGGGGCTATTGCTGCCTTAAATGCGTTTGCGGCATTCGCAATTTGAGCATTCGGGTCTGCTGTTGGGGTCGCCAACTGGGCAGTTTCACTCATATAAAGGTTTCCTTATGTGGTTAGTCTCGCGGCGCTTGTGACGCCATTGCGGCCAGCTTTTCCCTGACCCGCTGCAAGCCCTTCAGTTCGGCGTGCAGTCTTTCGCGTGTGCGTGGCCACATGGCATTCGCCCATTGCAGGTGAATGTCCGCCGCGACCTCGTCGAATGCTTCCTTGAGCGCACCGTCAGCCAGTGCCGCCTTTGCCCTGAACCCACGTCCACGGCGCTGTTCTGGCGTCACTTATCCAAGTCCCCGCCGGGGCGGTTCTTTGACAATGCCGACTTTTCAGCAATCGATGCCTTGTGGTCGGCCATGCGCTCTTCCATCTGCATACGGCGTTCGGCTAGTTGCATTTCCTGCGCCAGCCGCTGTTCTGCCAAGGCAAATTCGGCCTGTGCCTTCTGTTGCGCCAGACTGGCCTCAAATTCCGCCTGTTCGCGGGCCAGTTGCTGCTTGGTTGCCGCATCCTGTTGGGCAAGCTGGATCTTGAGCGCGGCTTCTGCCTGCTGGCCTTCCAGTTTGGCCTGTTGCAACTGCTGCTCGCCCTGAATCTTGACCATTTCAGGGTCGGGCTGCGGCTCCTTGGGAACGGGATTGCCCTGTTCGTCCGTTGGCGGCTTCGTAATGTAATCGTCGGCGTTCTTGATGCCTGCCGCCGTGTATTTGCGATGGACCGCCTTATAGGTGTTTTCCGCCGATACCAGTTCGGGGAATGGCGACTGCACAAGTTCGGCCATTGTCATCAAGACACTATCGGCCTGCGCAATCTGTTCGCGCTCGTTGCCGATGCCAAGGCCAACGTTGACCTCCATGTCCATGTCAGGATTCCAACCCGACGGGTCAATCTCGACCCATTCGTTGCGCAGCTTTATCATGCGCGCTTTCGGCTGGTATTTGACGAGGCAGGCGAGAACCAGCTTCATCAACCGCGTAACGCCCGTTTCAGCGAATATCCGGCTAATCAGTTCCGCCCGCGCGTTGGATTTATCCTCCATCTGCGAGGCTTGTGTTGCCGTAATCTGGTTGCCGGTGTTCAGGCTATCGCGGTCAAGGCCCTGCCCCAAGGAATTGAAGCCCGTGCGACTTGCCCGCTTCTGTTCCATGAATGCCATCATGGGGAATGTCTCGGCAGCGGTGAACGGAACCGCCTCGAACCGCAGCGGGTTCCGGCCTTCCATGATTGCCGCGCCTGGAGCGTTGTCGTTCAGGCTGTCCAGTGTAGACCCGTCAACCCTCTCAGAGCCTTCAGGAAGCACGGGGCGCGGGTTGTTGGACTTATACAGGTTGTCGAGCATCTGACGCCACAGGGCCGTCTCAATGCGCTGTAAATCGGTTGTCTGGTCGGCAAGGGAAAGCCCATAGACCTTGTGAGGCATCGGAATGGGGCAAAGCAGCGCAAACGGCGGCTCGTCTACCTCTTCATTCAGCAGAATGACGTTGCCAACCCGCACAACGCGGCGCAGTTCCGCAATTCCGTCACCGTCGAAGTCAATCCGCACATATTCGTCGATAATGCCGATAATGTCCTGCGACTTGTGCGGCTGGCCCATGCCCCTGTCGGACGAATTATAGCGTTCATCCTGATAGCGCGCGGTTTCGCGGCCCGTTTCGGAACCACCGCCCGTCCATGCGGGCAGATCGTCCACAATCTCAGGGTCAAAGCCCCATTCAATCAGGTCTGAACGGGTCTTGTTCTTCGGGCGATGCGCCTGATAGATCGCCGTTTCACTCGAACGGCTGAACGGTGCAATCAGATATTCTTCCGGCGGGATATTCTCGACGCAAACCCGCCCGTCTTCCTGCATCACGTTCATGGTGACGGTATATGTGCCGTCAATGTTGGCGACCTCGCCGCCATATTCGGGCGCTTGGCGGGCCTCCAGCAACTGCATGGGGTCCATCTGCACCTGCTGCGGCACAACTTTGGACTTATCCTCCCAATAGACCTTCACGATCCCCAGCTTGGTCAGCAAGGCATCCTTGAACCAGTTATGGAAGATCAGAAAGCCGGGGTTATCGCGGTGCAGCGTATAGTTGACATAATCCGTGGCCTGTTCGGCCTGTTCTTCGTCTTCCGGACCCTGAGGCTTGAACTCGACATAGTTGGACGATGAGACAAAGGGCTTGAGAACCTCAGCCATTGCGTCGTCAACCGTGGTTTGCACGGTATCCGATACAACCGATGACGAACCCTCATCTACCGCAAGGTCAGGCATCCGGCGGTAATAGTAATTGATTGCCGTTTCCTGCTCGGCGCTGACCTCATCCCATTCTTCACCGATGGCCTGCGCCGCAAACTGCTCAAGCAACGAGGCAAGTTCGCTTTCATCCATAGCGCCGCCTTCCGCTGGTTCTTCAGCGGTTTCGAGCGGATTGGTTGCCATGCTTAGAACCTCGGCGGTTTGTGCGCCTTGAGCGCGAAGTGGAATTTAATGAAAGCCATGAAACGCCTCAGACTTCGCCCTTGCGTCCGCTGCTAATGATTTATCTGAAAACAGACCAAGATATTGGCGCTTACCATCCACATCTATAGTGGCTTGCCACTTCTTGGTTTCTGCGTGGTAACTCACACCCGCCACGCCGCTCGTGTTATTCTTAGCCAATCTTATGTTTTTCTGGTTCTGATCGTGCGGAATATCTCTGAGATTTTCTATTCGGTTATCAGAACGTATGCCGTTGATGTGGTCTATCTCGTGTTTAGGCCACATCCCGTAATGCAATGCCCACGCCGCTCGATGAGCCCACAAGCTACACTCAAAAACCTTCAAAATAACGTATCCGCGTCGTTCAATGTGTCCCGCCGTTGCGCCCGCAAATCTGGCATTCCATTTTTTACAATGGTTCGAATGGGTGAAGAATTCGGAGGGGCGAGGCCTCCAAAACAATTTTCCCGTTTCCGGATCATATTCCACCAATTGACGCAATATCTCAGGCGTAATATCGGGGCGGTTAGCCATAGCGAAGTCACCTTTCGTCGTGGTTAGGGCCGGTGGCTGTTAGAGCAGCTTCCGGCCCACCATTTATAACAACTATTCCCTTGTTTTACCAGCGGGCGGGCTTGTGCGCCTTGAGCGCGAAGTGGAATTTGCCGTCAGCGTCATTCGCGCCGACCGTCTCAAAGTCACCTTTCCACAGCCAGCGAAAGTCAGTCATCGACGTCTTGCCGATCTGTTCCTGGTATTGCTGCTGCGAAAGGAAGACCAAACTCTCAAACTGTATCACCCGCGTGTGGGATGGGTCGCCCCATAACCAGCGGTCATCAATCGAAGGAACCAACGCGAACAGATGCCCGCCGGGTTTCAGTATCCGGTATATCTCGGCAAACGTCGCAAAGAACGAACGATAATCACCCTGCCGCCCCAGATGTTCAAGCACGCAATACGCGTGGCAAGCGTCAAAGCTGTTATCCTCGAACGGCCAAGGATAATTCTCCAGATCATGCATAATGTCCGCGCCGCAGTTCGGGTCGTGGTCGATTGTGACAAGCTCGTCCCATGTGAACTTCTGTTCTGGGTCGATCTTCTTCCGGCGGCTGTTTCCGCAGCCAATGAGTAGTTCCCGCATCAGTAGTTACACGTAGAACAAGGGTGGACGCTCTTGCGCGAAAGGCTCAACACCCGCCTGTCACGCCATGACCGTTGGTTATACACCTCGAACAGTGTTTGCGTGTTCATATCCCCGATTGCATATTCCGCAGTGCCATCCATGCAGCACAGGCTCACCTTGCCGTCTGCGCAAATGCTCAACTCAAACCAGCGCCCGCAGCCCCTGTCCGGCACTTCAGGATCGCCCGGCTCGGTATAACCAAGCCATGAATCCCGCTTGATGAGTTGCACGCCAAACTGCGGCCAGCGTTCGTTGACATACCTTACAAAGTCGCGGTCATTGGCGCTTGGGATATGCGCTTCACGAACCTTTGACACCATCACCGGGAATGGGAACACTCCGTCGCTGACCTTCTCGTGCAGCACGTCCAGATTGCTTGCCGTCCGTTCAAAGTCCAAGCCCATCAGCGCGCGGTAGCGTTCGGGGTCGTGTTCGTTGAGGCTGCACCACAAATGCACAACCCGTTCGAGTGTTGCCACCTCGTCAATATGCTTTGCCGTCAACGCACTGCCGTTCGTGAACAGCCTCAAGTGTGCGTTCGGTAGTTCCGCGTTGATCTTGCGGCAGATGGGAATCAACCGCTTATCCAAAAAAGGTTCGTTGACCTTGAAAGGGCTAATCATGAACAGGCCGGGATGGTCTTTCAGTTCCTCAATGATCCAGTCTATCATTTCATCCGGCATTTTCGTGCCGATGCGCTCCAGCGTCGTATACGGGCAGAACGTGCAGCTTGCGTTGCACTTGGCAAATGTCTCGATGCTGACCTCGTGCGGCCAGTCCAGATAGAACTTGCGCAGGTCCATCACACGATGCCCTTTCGCATACCCGTCTTGGACCAGTTGGAAACAGCAATCGTTGTGGGTCGGATCGCGGCACTTTCAAACGCCTTGTAACCGTGGCTCCATTCGTCGTGCCGTGGCCTGTCCTTCCACACTGCCAGCTTTTCGTCCCATTCCTTGCGGTAGTTGTCCAGGCACTTGATGAGCCTGTCACAACGCTCGCTGTCAATGAACACGCTCGGCATGAAGTTGCGGCTGCGTTCGATGCCTGTCAGTTCGTCGGGTATGCGGTCCAATACCTCAATCGGCTTGATGCCCGCGCTCTCAGCCTCTTGCCGCTTTGTCGTCGCATGAACGTTCAACATATGTTGGTCGGCATCATGCGGCATCCAGTGGCGGGAGTAGTTGTAACCCTTTTCGCCTAGAACTTTCGCGTAGTGCCCGAACCCCTCACCGCTGTTTTCGTAGTAATCAATCAGGCGGCGCTCCATGCCAACATCCTGCCAAAAGCAGATTGTCATGCTGTCGTTATAGCCCAAGTCCCATGTCGTGTAGACCGGCGCATCCAATAGCGGTATGCGGCATATCCTGCCTTCAACCCGCATCCGCGTCATTTGCGTGGCAAAATAGGCCCCCTCAACACTTGCCTCGAATGCCTCTTCCGGTGTGGAAGGATATTCGCGCTTCATGTCCTCGCCCTGCTGCTCGGCCTTTTTCACATACCAGGCGCGCTGCTGGCGTGTGAGGATGATTCCCTTATCCTCCAACTTCTTGAAATAACCCTGCATCTCCGATGTTTCGCCAACTTCTTGGGAAAGCGAATATTCGGGGCTGGTCCACCACGGTGCGAAATGAAACTTGAAGTCCAGAGGCGTTAATGGTTGCCCCGCCTTCTCCCTGTCCTGCGATAGTTTGCACATCTCAAAGAAATGGCCGGAATGTCCTTCAGCCGTTGACTCAACCGTAATATGCTGGCCAGCTTGAACCGTGTTGAATGCGCCCGATTTAACCTCTCGCGCCTTCTCAGGGTATTTTGCACACAGTTTCCCGTATTCGCTGACGTGAAGCCTCTGAAGCGTTCCAGAGCGCAATGACGTGCCGACACGGATTGATGACCCATTGCTGAACTTCAGGCTATCAACGCTGTCCGTCTCCGCGCTTACAAGCTCGCGGAACTCATCCGGCAACCCGTCATATGCGAACTTGATCTTGTCGGCAAAGAATGACTTTGCGTCTGTCAGGTTATGCGCAATCACACCTGCCGCCGTGTTCGGGATGAACAGGCAATCATCTAACATGTCTAGCTGAATGACGGTTGTGAAACCCTTTTGCCGCGCCTTCAGGATAAGGTCAAAGCCGTGGCGTTCGGCCAGGAACTTCTCTTGATCCTCGTTCATGCAGAACGGGATGACTTGCCCGTCCTTGTCCTTGATCCTGTAAAAGCCGTCACGAAGCCTAGCCAGTTTATCAGGCCAGCGCCTCATGCAGGCTTTCACGAAATCGTTTTTTGACCAAGCCATTCGGCGCACTCAGGAGTGAAGCCATGCTCAACCGTGCCGTCGTATGTGATAGCCTGTAGATCGGGCAGGGTTTTCTTGATTAGACCGAGTGCTGCTGCGACTTGCGTTTTCGATAGTTCCGTCTTTCCTTCAACAAATGAAGTCAAACGGTTAACGAGCATACTGGTTCTTATGCGCTCACGGGTCAAAGGACTGTGTGCGAGGTTCTTACGTGCTGCCATGATTGCCTCTCGTTTCCGCTGCCTAG